GCTTTAAAAGATTTTTTATTTAAGGTATCTACTATATCTTGTCTAGTACTAAATTTTATACCAACTGTATCTTTAGGGTCTTCGTCTGTGTATAATCTACGTCCTGATTTTTTAGGTTTTTTACCAGTACCTTTTTTAGGATCCTTTTTCTTTTTTCTACCTTCTGTAAGTTTATCTGTTACCATCCCATATATTATCTTAGCTTCTTCATCGTTTACTTCATCAGGAAGATAATTTTTAAATTTAATTATAGAATCTTCTTTAGCAGCATTCCTAGCGGCAGTACCAGATGCTCCTCCTTGAGTTACTACTGTTCTTATTTTTAAATTAGGATAATTATCTACAGATTTAGTCCTGGCAGCTATATCTTTAAAATCATCTTCATTTCCTTCCCTAGCACCTATAATAAATAAAACATCTTCATTAGGATTATTTTTCGCATAATCATAAGTAGCTTTTATAGGAGGAGTACTGCTATATTGGATATTAATATTAGCAGAAATAGGCAAATATTGTTTATATATGTCCCAAATTTGAATTGCTTCATCTGGTGTGACACCATCTCTATCCTTACCACCAATGTTAATTATAAATTCATCTATTTCAGGATTTTTTTCTATAGCCGTTTTAACTACTTCAAAATGACCTTTAGTAGGTGGTTTAAAACCACCCCCATATACAGCCACTACTTTCTTTTTTTCTTGTTCAGGTAGTAAATCTTTAATTATTTCATTAACTAGATTCATTTTGTTATAAATGATTTAATTTTTTGTTGTGCTTCCTCTTTAGAAACGGAATTATTAATAATATCTGCTACATTTTCATCTTTTAATAAAGAAGAAATTTCCATAGCATCTTGTTTTTTTCTTTTATCTGATCTTGCCTGTTGGGCTGGTGTTTTAGGTTTAGTATTTTGTGGTTTAAACGGTTTAAGATATGCATTTACTATATCATCTAAATTAGATAATTTTTCATCTTCTAAAGTATTAGAAACAGAAACAAAATTATCACCAAAAATATCTTTATAAGGATTATAATTTTTAGTAACATTTTTCCATGTAGACATAACTATAGCAGGTGCTAAACTTCTATCTTCACCGCCAGATTTTTCAAATCTATCCTGATTTTGTTTTAATGAACGTTCTAAATCAGTATAAACATAAAGCATAAACACATCATATCCAGCCTCCTCTAATTGATTTTTTAATTTAGAGGTCTGATTAAAAGACGCTGCTGTCCCATCTAAAATAAATGATTGTTTTCCTTCTATAGTATCTTGTACTTTTCCTTTAAATTCTTTATTTGCCGCAGCCATAGCTATAGCAGATTTACTTCTTTCTTCAGGTGATGCATTTTTTAAATCTAAAGATACATTAGCTTTTCTTAAATTTTCAATGTAATCATTATCTACATTTAATAATTTTAAATTACCTAAATCTAAACCTCTAAGTATAAATCCTTTACCTGCTCCAGGAGCTCCTGCTAATATTATAGCTTTAGGACCATTTAATTGTTCTATTAATAAATTAAATAACTTGATTGACATATTTTATTTTATTATAAATATAGCAAAAAAGGGCACGTTTGCACGTGCCCATGTAAATAATAATTAAGGTTATATTGCCATATTTAATGGCTCGGTAAATAACCAACCGACATGATTACTTTGATCTAAGGTAAAATGTAATTTATTCATTTCTCCACCTCTACGGTTTTTACTAAACCATATAGCTCTACTACCTTCAGGGGTAAATTTCATATGAGCCATAGCGGTGATCATATGTTTAAATCTATTTGAACCAGCAAATTCACCACCTTTAGTAACTTGCTGAATTATCATAAAGTTAGTATTTCTTTTACTTTGATTTTCTGCTTTATTATGTTTTTCAAATAAATTCAATAATTGAGTTTCTGCGTTTTTCATAGTACCTCCATGAAAATCCTGAACAGCAACTGCTAATTCCGCAAATGAATCTACTAATACTGAATCCCATCCTTCACTAAGGATTGATTTTAAAATAACTAATGGATCATTTTCAATCCAATCACCCATAAATAAAATAGGTAATTGACCAAATTTAGGAAATCTTTTAACCATTCCTACCATATCTATTTGTGTCATCTCTCCAGAAATAAATAAAACTTTACTTCCATTTTTTTTCATATTAGCGAGCATATCTAATAAAACTGTTGTTTTACCTACTCCAGGATCACCAACGAATGCTACGTTAGTACCTTTCATCATCCCACCTTCACTAGAAAGCAACTTATCAATTTTAGTTCCAGTTCTCATAGGAACAAATAATTGGGGATCGAATTTAAAATCATCCATTAACATTGTATTTGGTTTAAACCTTCTAACAATATTACCTACATTTTTACTTGGACGACCTCTTTTAATTTTTACTATATTTGACATAACCTTGATTTTTATTATTATTATTTACTGTGTAAATATACGACTCCTATTTCGGGTAACCAAATTTTTCTGCGGAAGAGGAAAAAACCCCTTTAGGGGGTTAGTCTTTTTACATGCTTTTGTTCCTTCCATGGAGCATTTATGAACACTCAAAACTGGGGTGAATATACAACTACTTTTTACGGTAACCAAATTTTTACGCGGTTCTCTTCACACTAGTTTTAAAAGAAGTAGTAGCAGGTTTATGCTTAGGGTTTTCAAGATCAAATATTCTTTTAACTGATTTATAGATATCTATATTTTCTTCCTGCGATCTAGGTGATTCAAATATTTCCCAATTCTTACCTTTTAATCTTTTACCAGAGTTATCTACACCCCTAGATTTGGATTTTAACCATAAAACTCCTATACGGTCAGCGGTTTTACCAAAACATTCTTTATAACATTGAGCATATGCTGCACTTTGTAAATCATAAGTAGTTTGTAAATGATTAGAGGTTTTAAAATCAATAACCCACAATTCACCATTAATTTCACAAATTAAATCACAAGTACCAGCAACCTTTAATTCTTCACTAAATAAATGTACTTCAGTTTCAATTAATGTTGGTTTATGTGTTTCCCAAAAGTCTACAAAACGTAAAAACATTTGCCAAACTAAAGGATCCATTTTGGGATAACCACTTTCACTTAAATAATTTAATTCCTTGCCTGCAAAATAATCTTCGATCATTTCATGTACAGCTGTACCTTCTTCAGATGCCTTTTTAACAATCCAATCTGCACTGTATCCAACTTTTTTAAGCCAATCTTGAAAATGCTTGCCTTTAGGATAACAATTTAAAACATATGTAATAGATGGATAATATTCACCATTACGTCTATAATATCTTGAATCAGGTAACGTTATTTGTTTGTGATCATCTGAGATTTCCAGTATTCTATTGTATGATTTTTTAATCATATTGCTAGTTTATGTTCCATTAAATTATAATAGGTTAGAGGAACTGTTTTTTGTATCAGTTGTGTGAAATTTTCGAAACCCATTTCACTCGGGTCCTTATCCTGCATATCTACAAGATAGACTTCTTTTCCTTCTGCCATTAATTTTTCACAGAATTTTAAAGCTTGTTTAATTGCATCCCTATCTAATGCAATATAAATTTTATCTACCACAGAGGTAACTATTTTTTTCATTAAGCTATTTTGGATATTTTTACCTAATAAAGGAATAGCATTTCTTTTTATAGCAATAGCATCAAATAAACCTTCACATAAAACTACAGGAACATTCCAATTAATTAAATGTTCATTAGGTATTATATTTCTGCTAGCTGAGGGGTTTCTATATTTAACATAAGGTTCTTTTTCAAATGAACGAGCTGTAAAGTAATTTAATCTCCCATCTGCGTCATAAGTAGGAATAATAATCATATTTTTATATAAACCTTTTTTACAAAATCCTATATTATATTTTAAGATATCGTACTTATTAATGCGTCTTTTTTTTAGATATGCTATGGCATGTCTAGCCATAATATCATTTGTATTATCACTAGATAAACTAATAAATTCATCAGGTAATGTTACATTAGTATGAACTTGAGTTTGGGTTATTGACTTGGAAGTTTTTACTAAACTTTTTAATTCAGTAAATTTATCAACTGAGGTCTTTAATTGTTTAAATAAAGAATAAATAGTAGTACCTCTAACATCACAAGCCCAACAATGCCAAGGGTTTTTACCTTCACGATTTTCTGTAAGATTAACTTCCAGTTTAGGTTTATGATGGTTACAAAAAGGACAATGATACGCGTAATTATTACGTGCAGTAGGTTTGCTTTTTCCTAAAACGGAATTAACTAATGTAACCAATAATTGATTAACCATAAACGATAATATACGTTATTGTTTTTCGTTTTCCAAAAAATCTTCAAATTCAATTTCTCCGAAGTCCTTGCTGTAAAATTTACCTAATACATTATCATTAAAAAATTCATCTGGTTTTTCTAGTACTTGATAAATCATTTGGTATTTAACTTCAAAATAAGTAAGTAATTTTTTACTAGGTACACATTTTAAAATGGTTTTTTGAAATTCGTTTTGTTTATTTTCAGTTAATAATTGTTTAATTTCCTTATGTGAGCCATAATAATTTAACCAATCAGATTCTTTGACAGCTAATTTATAGGCAGGGCGACGACCAACTACTCCTTCTAGTTTAGCAAGCTCTTTTTTTCCTATCTTAACCTTTTTAGTAAAATATAAGACTTTTTTTCCTATGTAAGCTTTCCCAGAGGGTTTGTGAGTAACTATATATACGAAGCCGTATGTATTTGCTGGAAATTGAGAGATATCGCCTATTTTTTGTGATTTATAGGTCCAACTCATAATTATATTTAATTAGTTATACGTATTGCAAATTAATTATAATTTGCCTTCTTTCCTTAAATTAGCCCTAATTTTAGTAGCAGAAATATCGTAAATATTACTAGGAGGTTCGTGTTCAATAACATCATAACCTACTCCTCTACCATAATTAATCGACTCAATATCAGGAATTTTTATTATTTTAACTTTACCTTCTTGTATTAAATCAATTAATTCATGTTGTAAATTTTCTAAAACTTCTTGAGCAGTCCATGGTTGATCTTCACTGGGTTCCACGTCTCTTATAGCGATACACACGTTTTTACCCTCATTTAAACGCTGATCTATTAACCATCGATGACCACTGTGCCAGGGTTGCCATCTACCAATAAATAAACTAAACTTTTTTGACATATTTTAATATTTTTTTTAATGATTTTTCTGGCGTATCAGTAGTTGTATCTATATCTAAAAAATCAAAAATAGGTTTTTGAAAATCCATAACATGATATTGTTCTCTTCCTCGCCTAACTTCAGCTAAATTGTAATGTACAAAAATTTCTTGTATTTGCCACTCCATTATATCTTTAAATTCTTCTCTTTGATCTGAGTAGGGGGATACTAAAGATACTATTACATCTTTGCCCTGATTATGTAAATAATGTGCAATTTTTTGGGCAGCATCTATATTTGCTATTCTACCCTTCATAGAATAATCTTTATTTTTAAATAATTCTCTCATCTCATCTCCATCAATTCTATAAGCATGAGGTAAATATTCTTCTTTTAGCATATTTGCTAATACTGTTTTTCCAGAACCGGGCTGACCCGTAAACCAATAAATCATTATTTGTAAATTATTTCTTTACAAGAAATTTCGGATCTATTTATACTTAAATTTTTAATCCTATCAATTTCTTCTTGGGTAAAACTATCTTTATGCATATACCAATCCTCAAAAGGGTGGCCAGGTGAAGCTGCTATATTGTTTGTTACTAAAATGTAACCATATGATTCTAAATGTTCCTTAGCTTTATACTTATAACTTCTAGTAGGATCATTATATAAATCATGTTCATAAGTAATAACTGAAAATGAATACTTATCTAGGGGTATTCTTAATAATGTTTCGTATGTAGTAGATTGAGGGTCACAATCTAAAGATAAATAATCCATATGTGTAGGCATATTAAATTGCCCTAAAACATCATGAAAATTAGTTAGTAATGTATTTTTTTTAATACATCTATTATTTCTAAACTGATTAAAATCATTAACACATTTATCATTCCAATCCATGGATAATCCATTCCAATTAAATTTGGTTTCAAGTAAAGCAGTATTACTACCTATAAAAGGGTCACCAGAGCCAATTTCTAAATAAGTACCATTAGTTTTACCATTTAATACGGTTAATACAAACATATCTTGCATTGCTTGGGAATAACTTTTTTCTATAACTTCTTTATTAATAAAAGGAAACCTTAAATTATGATTTAAATTTTTAGTATGAATAGCTGGTTCATGTATAAATTTTAATATGTCCCAATTTAGTAAATTGTTAATAACTATTTGCCTATATTCAGGGGTTAATGTTTCATCATTATAAAGCTCTATCCATAGTTGTTTGGAATCTTCCATTTTTCCAGTATACCAACTACAATAGGCTTTTTGGTATTTAATAGCAAAATTACCAGGATATCCAACACTAGTTCTAAAAGCAGGACTATTAAAATTACAATTAGCTAATGCTATACTAGCCCAAGCATAAGCTTCTTTCCAATCTTCTTTATCACTTGCAGCTTTACTTAAAAAATAATAAGGTTCAGGTCTAGTAGGAAATTCGGCTACTGCTAGTAATAACTGTTGACTTTCATAAAAAGGTCGTCTTGTTTGTTTTTCTATTGTAGACCATGTTTTTATAATACATTCACAAGCCAAATCCATACATGTTGTTAATTCTGCACACCTTAAATAATAAGTATGAGCACTTGCATATTGACCTATTTTTTCATATTCCCATCCTAACCAAAAATTATTATCAGGATTTTTAGGATCTTCAATATAATTATCTAAATGATATTTTAAATCTTTATTCATTATCAAATGATGTTATATAATTTAATTTATTTAACACAGTTTTAGGCATTCTTAAAATGTAAGCAGCATTATCTACAAATCCAAATGATATTAGTAAATCATCATTTTTTTCTGCTAATCCACAACAAAATTCTATTTGCCCATCCATAAATTTAAAAGGTTCAGATATTTTAACATAGTTCCAATTTTTATCCCAAAAAATAAATCTATGATTGTAACTAGCATCCTTACATCCTAAATCATTATTCCACCAATGTGTTTCATGAACACAACAAATATAATAATCACCTAAAGTAATAACCTGAGATCCTCCTCTTAAACTTAATGGAGCATTTAATTTTACACCTTGGGAAATATTATCATTTTCTACTGTAATTTTTTCTGTTTTATTTATAATAACTTCACTTGGGATAACATCAATAATACCAGAAGGTACCTCTACTTTAGTTATATGATTAGGATCAGCTTTATATACTTTAGTTGGATTAGGCCAATTAACAAAATGATATGGTTTATCTAAAACCGGCATCCAATTTTTTTCTAAATGAGTAAATTCTGGAGGGTTTATTCTATGTCTAGTTACTTCTATACATTTGTCCTTAGTCCAATCTATTTGACATAATTCCATTCTTCCTTCTCCATTAGATTTAGTATCTCTTCTAACACCACAAACATATAATTTATTATCCCATCTAAATACTCTAGCATCTTCTAAACCAACAAATTCCCAGATAGGTTTAATATCATTATTGGATGTATCAATTTTATTAAAATATTCTATTTGTAAATCCGAATTTAACTTACATAAATAATTCCCAGTAGTTAAGGTCATATCATCTTCTGGGTTTAGATAAGCTAAACAACCCCAACCACAATAATATTTTTGATTTACTGTACTATGATATAAAGTATAATGTACATGTCTTATATTTAGAATAACGTCTCCATTTTTTTCTACAAAAACAGAAACATTACATAAACCATCCCCATTAGTTAATTCACTAGGAATAATTAGAGGAATAAGATCTCCTCCGTGTTGTTTAGATAATTTAGTAAGGTTATTTAACATTATCTATAATGTGTTCCACCAACCCAAAGTACAAAAGATTTTCTAGTACCTTTAGTTACAGTAGTTACTCTATGCATCATATAAGAAGGAAAAATAAAAACAGAACCTGCTCCTCTATGAGCTACAATAGGTTCTTTTCCCCCCTGCCAATATTCCAAATCTCCTCCTTCATACTCTTCGGCATCTGATAATTGTACTGTTACAGAAACTTTTCTTTTTGATAACATTCCAGGACCTATATCTTGATGCCAGTCATACTTTCCTTTTTTAGACGCATAATATTCAGTATATTGAATTGCTTCTGGCATAGATTCCAACTCAAATCTCCATAAATTATTATTGGCTTCCATTATAAAATTACTTAATTTTTCATATAACCACCACCAATCTCCAGGACCATTTTGGTGAAGCCACTTAATGGAAGAGGATCTTACATCGGATACTTCTCCACCTACTGTAGTGGCAGTTTCAAAAGGAACTTCTGCAACACTTTGTTCAATTAATGCTAATTCTTCCTCATTAAAACCATTTTTATAAAAATAATAGTTTTGGGAATCATTTTCGGGTCTGTCAAAATTATAACTTGCGTACATATTAAATATATTTAAAAAATGATTGATACCATTCAAATTCTTTATCTATTTCCTTACAAATTTCAGGACCTAGAATATCATAAGTATCATCATTGGGTAATTTTAGGTTATTTCTTATTTTATGGTCTCCAAAGGGTAAAGTTAAAGTATCATTTTCATGAGTAACTTGTTCTATATTATCGAATGTATGACTAAAATATGGGATATCCAAATGATGGTACATATCTTTTAATATATTTTCTGGTGCCTCACAAAAATCTTCAAATCTTAAAAAGATAATATGCTTAGCTAAGTCCCTATCAAAACAATCTTTTAATCCCTTCCATGCTTGATCTAAAGGTAATGTTTGTGAATATGCCTGGACTCTATCAAATGTACATAATCCAGCTCTTTTAGCCTCAAAATTATGAAGTATTTCTGGGTGTGCTCTGTATCTTTTTTCTAATGAACACATTATCCCTTTCATATCCCTAACCATACAAATAGCTTTTGGTTTTTTATAAATTTCAGATAATATATCCATATGGTTAAGCCAACCTCTAGATTTATCTATAAAATATTTTTTACCATCAACACTAGAAGCTAAACCTTCCATCCCACCTTTAATAAATTTAAGAAAATGTTTTTTCCAATCATAATGGTCAGAACCTTTAAATTCAACATTTTCAGTATAACCTTTTTTAGCTGTATGAACTAAATGAACTAATCCTGATGTAGGTGTAGCATGCATATCAGGATTTTGGGCTAGTACATTTTGTAATAGAGTACTACCTGCTCTAGGCATGGAACAATTAAAAATTAGTTGTTTTTTCATTGAATTAAATTTAAGATATCTTCAAAATTAAACATTTCGTGGGGTGAATAATAAGGATTTTCATGATCTTGTCCATGAAAGCCATAATCAAATAAATATGAACCTATTAATTGACTAGCCATTTTAGGGGGTCTAGCAATTACATTTTTATGATAATCTAAATACCCAAATTGTTTAGGTGAAGTACCTATCCATAAAACTAAAGATCTTTTATTAAATGCCGCTGCAGCATGTTGTAAACATGAATCAATAAGAACCCTTTGTTCTGATGCCCCTACTAAAGCAAATAATTCATAATTAGATAAGGGGTAATCTACTACTTCAACTCCAGGTAATTTGTATCCCCCAGGTCTAGTTACTTGAATAACATGATATTTTTGGCCAAATTTCATTGCAAAAGCCTGAGCTAATTCTTCGGGCATATCTCTACACCAATCATAATATCTATGATTAAGTGTATCTTCAGGACCTCCTCCTGTATGTAATAATAATATAGGTTTATTTCTTCTCCATTTTTCTATATATTTTGCCTGGGAGTAGTTTATAGGGACATTTAAAATATAATTATAATTTTCTTGGTCTTCTAAACCTAAAACTTTTCTCCAACTATCTAATAAAGATGTTTCTCCTTTTATATGTAATTCAGTATTATAAGGATCTTCTTTAAATATTATACTATCTTTATCTTTTATATAATCTTGGTAAAAGTATTGAGTTTTATTTAAATTATAAACTCTATAAACATTTCTATTATTTAAAAATATTTGGGGATGAGAAGCTACTATTATTAATTTTCTTTTAGGGTGTTTGAATAATAAAGGATCTATAAGTTGGGTAGCTACAATGTTTTTACCTAATCCACCTTCTACATGAAAGATCATATACTTTTCCTTATTTCTACCTTTCATAGAAGGAATATTATCATTTTTATCGGGGGTATTAGGAAATTGTTGTTTACTAGGATCAGTCTCATGGTACACAACGTATGGTTTTTTATTTTTCTTGGACATTGGCTTGTAATTTGAAACTTAAATAATTAATATTTTTTTTACTTTTATTTTCCGAAAAACTTAAGTTTATAAATGAAGGATATATTATTAATCTTCCAGGTTTAAATATTATAGTTCTATATGGTATTGTATATTGTGAATCAAAAGAATCTGACTTTAAACTATAATTATTAGGGTTATGAAATTGAGCATGTGGGTTATCTATATCTCCTTCTCCATAATAAAATAACCCATTTAAATATGTTGTTTTATTATTTTTAATTATTACTTTATTTTTTTTAGTAAATTTTAATAATTTAGAGTTAGATATTTTAATGTTTTCAGGGTTATGTTTTAATAATTGATTAGAATAGTTTATTGATGTTTGAAGGAAAAAATAACTTAATTCATATAATTCTTTATTGTGTAATATATTATTAGAAGGTAAAGTATCTAAATGTTCTATAGCACTAGAAAGATATCCAGGTACATCTATAGTAAATAAAGGACTAGGAAATTCTTCCCAAACTTTATAATTTATCTCCTTTTTTGTTCTCATTAATTATTTTATAAGTAAACCAACCTGTTAATATATATTTTTTTTCATATGGAGCTATAACACCATAATGAGGATGAGTAATACCTGCTGGCCATAAAACTATTTTTCCTTTTTCTGGGGTACAATAAATGTTTTGATATGGAAACGCTGTTTCCCCCTTTTGATTTACATTATTCAAATAAATCATCCAAGTTAATACTCTATTTGATGTATCAATAGCCCCAGATTCGATATGAATATTTGGATAACCCTCTCCAGGTTTATAATACTGCATATTAAAATAGGGGTATATTTCTAATTGACTACACCATTGGCTAGTTTTAAATCTAATATTCCAATCTTCTAAAGCACCATATAAGGCATCAACTACATTATTTAATATAGG